GGAGCCAACCAATTGAGCCACCCATAGACAAGTAGAATCGCCCATGCCGAGATCCCAAGCAACAAAAGACCGGCAAAGATCATCGCGCTCAATACGGGTGACATGGCCTTTTTCCTCGATAGTATTGATGATCTGACCATAGTAGCTACCCTCTACCGCAGCGTTAAATGAACACTCAAACTCTTGGTTATACTTGTCGTCACCCATCTCCTTACGGGCAGAATCAAGCTCAGACTCAGGCAGAATCTTGGTCTCACTGGCTTTAAACTCTAGCAGCTTCCAATCATCAGCACTGTCAGCTCTATCTCTTAGGTCAGCAAAGTGGTTTCGCCCTTTAGGAGTACCCACGAACATACACCAACCAAGGCGATCAGACAGAGCTGGCCGGATAATCTCATTCCATATTTTCGGGTCTTGGTCTCCGATCTCATCCAATATAACTCCATCGAAGTATTGACCACGCAAGCTATCAGGATTGTCGCTACCATAAAGACTAATGCGGCGTCCCCAGAAGTCAGCCCTGAGTTCAGAAATGTTGTGAGTTGCATTTAGTGGCCTTGTGAATTTGGTTAAGTAATCCCATGCCACCCTCTTAGCCTGGCCGTAAGTAGGCGCAATGTAAGCGAACCTCGGTTCATCCTTGTCGCACTCTACGGCAGACTTAATCAAGTGGTTAATGGCCGCTACAGTCTTACCCATGCGACGATGAGCTACAACTACAGCGAATCTAGTGCCGTCCATTGCCTCATGCATCTGTAGCTGAGGCTCCCTAGGCTGATACGGAATTACTATTTCTGCCATGTGACCACGTGCTGTTGCGCTCCACCATCTGCGCCTGTTACCTCTGTCCTAGCCAACTTAGGTATATGGTACTCACTGAGCTTGTTCATCAAGTCTAGTGCCTTATACGGATCTTCTTGCGCTACTTCATTGAGCCAACGATCCATGTTCGGAGCATTGCGCTCTAGTAGATTAGCAATGGCTTCCCTAACTATCTGCGTACTCTTGTTAGGTACTCCCTTAGTCCTACCCTTACCCATGTTAGTAAGATTAGCTATTCGTGCATCTTCCTGCACTTTGGTGATTTCTGTTTCCATTTTTGCATTACCTTTCAGGTGTCATGCTGTTGCATATTTATCGTTGCGATTTTGGTATGAATGGTTGAGGATCATATCCAAACTCATAGATAGAATCACCATTAGTATAAATATCTCTAGCTTTTACTGTTTTTTTGATAATTTTATAATTTCCACCTAATGCACTTTCTCCATGTTCTTTTGCATATTGTCTATCTGTTGTAATCCAATCTCCGGCATTTAAAGATTTTCCTTTTTCTATGTCTTTTGGAACCGCTCTATAAATAGTTACTGGCCTATCAGGATGACCTTTAAAAGATTGTATTTGTGAAACTATACGCGAATCTCTTGCTAAATCCTCACCATGACCATAGTACCTAGCACCTTGTGAACTATAAAAGTCATCTGGATATATACCAGTTAAATCCCATAAAGGTTTTCCGCTATCTTTCATAGGAGCAGTATGTTGCCCTTTATAATCTTGTATTTCTGTGGTTACTTTAGCAACTTCAGGGGCATCTCTTAAAGAAACAAATTCTTGATTTGCTTTTTCTTTTGCATTTAAATATTTTTGTTTATTTATAGCATTAGGATTAGCCCTTAATTCCAACATTGCTTCATTTGCCAATGCTTGTAAATTTACTGGTTTAGATACATTCTGATTAAGTGATGGCTGCTCAATCATAGGAGCATTAAGTAATCCTGTAGGCTTTATGCTTCCTTGGAACTGGCTAAGATTTATTACTTTTTGATAATATGGCGTCTGCGTATAGTCACCGCCAGCAGCTTGAGCCTGTGCAAACTGGGCTTCTTCTTCCTTAGTAGGGAAGTATCTAGTTGTAGCCTCTTGTGCGAATTGCTGTGGATTACTAGCCAGCAGACCAAAACCACGCTTAGTTGTCTGATATTGCTGCTTTGCTGCCTCAATAACGCTATCTAGTAATCCCATAACAATCCTTAGTAATACGTATCGTACACATCCGGCCTATTCTGCCGTATCCATGCCCTACTATCCTCATGACATTTAGCGAAGTCATCGCCTACTGTCTGGCTTCCTGCGTGATGCACATAACCTCTACTCACCCAATGCGTGAAGCCAGCCTTAGTCATGTCATCGCAGATAATGTTATCAGAATACCAGTTTACGCTTGGAAACTTAGCTGCTTTCCATGCTTTTTTTGATACCGACGCAAAGATAGGCGCAATAGTCTGTGCCTTCTTTATAAATCCCTCGCTTCGATAGCGTAAACCTACAAAGTCATCATCGACGATAGGATAACGTATATTCTGCTCAGGCAATACAAAGTCTGACCTAGTACCCAAGAAGCCAACCTTATACCCTGCGTTCTTTAGCAAATCCCAATCTACTGCCATTTTAGTAATAGTGCTAGGTGTAGGTACTACATCATCATTAGCCAAGATTACAGAATCATATCCTTGAGCAAACGCATAGTCTGTAGCTACATTATAGGCATCACCAAAGTTAGACTCCATGTTCGGAATTATCTTTATGTGCTTGCCGAAACATTTAGGCGTATTGCAGCTTATGTACACTGGTATATGAGGTGCATAGACCTCTAAAGCAGTTACCAGTACCGTTAAGCCAACATTCCCTGTACTGCATATCACGATTGCTTGCATAAGCCCCAGAAGTAAAGATCAGCAGGTGAGTCATTAGTCGAGAATTCGTATTGCTCAAACTTGCTTAAATCGCACTTATCTCTAAAGTCTTGCTCTGTTAAGTTAAGATAATAATCGCCAAGAAAAGGATTGTCAGCCCTGCTAGTCCTGCTGGTTCCATGCTCAGGCCTCCCAGTAGTAGCGCAACTAAAAAATACTAATCCGTTAGCCATTCTGACCATATTCTCAAAGGTTTTAACCCATTGTTCATTATGCTCAAAACATTCACAGCTTGCCACTACATCGAAATAGCTCTCAGGAAATACTAAATCCTCTCCCCTGGCTACAACATCAACTCCACGACCCTCTCCAACGTCAACACCAATATAACTAGTAGTATCAAAAAAGGCACGAATAGAGCCATTGATGTCAAGAGAGCCAATTTCTAATACCTTCTTGTCGGTAAAGTAATCAGGGAATCTAGCTTTTACACCTGCAACGAAATCAAGCTGGCTTTGATGGCTCACCATTTCACCTTATTGGCCCAAAACGCAGCAGACATCTTGCCCTTGGCGATATTCTTAGCATGACGAGCCTTAAATGCCTCATTGCGCTTTGAACCGTCAGGGCTACCTGTAGCACCTTGCTGGCCAAACCTAATCAACTTAACCTCATCACCCTCTTTAGCCAATACCACGTGGCTTTTAGTAGGGTGGCTAGGTGTCTTTTTAGGTTTGTTATAGCCAGCAAACTCCTCTTTGCCTCGCTTAATCATTTCTTTTTAGCCTTGTTAGTAGCTGTACGAGAGCCACGCTTAGGCATAGCCAGCATAATGGCTACAGTCACACCCTTCTTGCCGTTCTTGCCGTTCTTTTCTTCTTTATCTTCCATCATGCAACCCTTACCGCCCTTGCACTCACCACCCTTACATTTAGGACAAGATTTCATGCCTTTCATTTTTTCCCCTTTTTTGCTGTTTTAGCAGCGTCTTTAAAATCGGCTTTAGTAGGCGCACCCTTAGTGCCTGGCTTACGCATTTTCTCTCCAGAACCTTCTGCTATGCGCTTTTTCTTTGCTGCAATATTTGAGTATAGTCCTGGTTTCATTTCTTTTTCGCTTTCTTAGCAACGCTTAAAGCTATTGCAACTGCTTGGCGAGGATTCTTTACTACAGGGCCGCCTTTGCCTGAGTGCAATGTGCCACCCTTAAACTCGGTCATCACCTTACTGACCTTCTTTTCAGCTTTCGTCTTTTTCATTTAGCAACCCCTTAACTTGTACAAGTAAGTCAATTTCGGTTATCTGGTACTTCCGTTCAAAGGCTTTGCGACCCATACCGTGATACCCATCATTACCTCTGTGGTGGCTAGGACACAGCGGAATAGTGTCGTAATGCCCACTTCTTACCCCTATTCCTAACCCTAATCCCCTGACATGATGCACTTCTGCCGGTGTCTGAGGATAACCATTCCTATAGCAAATTATACAGCCAATGTCTACCAGTTTCGACAGATATTTCTTTTCATCTTTAGTCATCAATATCGTCTATAAGTCTTTGCAGGTAGACAGCTAAATCCATCGCTTCCTCTTGTGCATGAATAAGCCATTGCTTTGCAGATAAGTCTGTACGCTCTGTGCTGACACCGTATTTCATCATGCCGAACTCGGCTCGATCTGCCAGCTTTTGCCTGACTGCCTGTACATTCTTATCCATTACATTGTCCTTTTATCTATGCTGCGATTAGAGGCTTCATAAGAGCGCCAAACATCTACCCTAGCTTGTGCTGCTATCAGCATCCAGCGAAGCCTCTCAGCCTCCTCTACGGCCTCTCTAAGACCTTCCAATACAGCCTGGTACTCTGGATGAGCATAAGCGTCGGCTTCTTTCTCTGCCATTGTTGATCTTAGGCTTGATTGAAAACAAATAGCTTTCTTAGTCTTGCGGTACTCAGTCAAGTAAGTAACTTGAGCTTTAGCTTTAGCATAAGCCTGTGAGTGCTTGATAATGTAGTCTATTGCCTCATTGGGATTTATCATTTTTAAATTTATTTAGATATTCTTGATTTAATCCATATCCAATGCCATGACCTAAATCAATTTTGTTTTTATCAGAAAATAACTCGTCATTACTGCACCACCCAACAATATCAGCTCCAAAATCATCCACAATAGCCAGAACATAAATATCGCAAGGATCATCAACTTTTTTTAATGTCGCAAGTAATCTGCCATTTTTATGTCGCGTAGATTTAACATCAATTGTCTTTCCTTTTGAACTAATTAAATCAACGCCACCACTTCTTACGCTTACAGTTAAATCAGGACATATATTTAACATTTTAGCAACGCAGTATTCAGAAACAACGCCATCAATATCAATTGACCATGTATCATCTTTCCCAACCTGCTTATTTGATACCTTGTGCATTGCTTCAGCTCTACGCATAACACCTAACATTCGGCAAATAAACAATTCAGCTTCAGTTAAATTTATCCTCATATTTGCACGTATACGTTAGAAACATCGTCTAAAGCTCCTGCGTTTTTAAATACATAGTCAATAGCTTTTGATAATTGCTTTCTTGTTATTGATAGCTGTAAGTTATCAGTAGCAACTAAACCATCGCCAATGCTTTTAAGATCGTCACCAGATAATCCCCATCTGCCAGTATTTAAGAATCGCTCTCGCACATTAACAATTGCCTTTAAGCTATCCATTAGCAAATAATACTCAGGGTCAAAGTCT